GGCACGGCCTGCCCCGTTTGCGTCCGGTCAAGAAGTGGCCCGGATCGGTCGAGGATGGGATTCAGCACATGAAGTCTTACAAGGAAATCATCGTCCATCCGCGCTGCAAGGAACACAAGAAGGAATTTGATCTCTACTCGCACAAAACCGACCGACACACCGGGGAGGTGTTGCCGGCCATCGTTGATGCGTATAATCACTATATCGACTCTGATAGGTATGGCCTATCGGGTAGGATCAGGTGCCGCGCACGACCATCAATCAGGAAACTGTGATGTTTGAGAGAATCCGAAGCATGTTCCGCAAGGAGTCCGCGACCGGCAGGGCTGTCTACATGGCTTCCGGCAAGACCGCGAACTGGTCACAGCGAAACAACAAGGCGTTTGCTGAGGAGGGGTATCAGAAAAACGTCATCGCCTATCAGGCCATCAATAAAATCAGCAACGCAATTGCTGCAATCCCGTGGACCTTGTTTCGAGGAGAGACCGAGCTAGACCAGCACCCGATGCTGGCATTGCTCGCTAGGCCAAACCCCATGCAATCGGGCGCAGAATTCATGCGTGCAGCAGTTGGGTTTTACATGATTACCGGCAACTCTTACTTTGAGCGCGTAATGGTGGGCAGCCAGCCTAGAGAGATTTACACGCTTCGCCCGGATCGGATGAAGGTCAAGCCCGGAGAGGGAGGCATTCCGTCTGCCTACGTTTTCCAGATCAGCAACCAGACCCCTACGATATGGGAGTGCGACCGAGGCACCGGGCTTTGCGACATACGACACATCAAGTCATTCAATCCGCTAGACGACTGGTATGGAATGAGCCCGCTGATGGCGGGCGCGTATGCAGTCGACCAGCACAACGAATCCATGACATGGATGCAAGCGCTACTGCAAAACAGCGCCATGCCGTCCGGCGCATTGGAGATGTCGGCAGAGGCCACGATTGGAGATGATGAATTCCAGAGACTCAAGGCAGAGATCGACGAGCAATACAGCGGAGCCAAAAACGCAGGCCGGCCGATGCTTTTGGAGGGAGGGCTTAAGTGGACGCAGATGGGGCTTTCCCCTGACGACATGAAGGTAATCGAGAACAAGTATTCCAGCGCCCGAGATGTTTCCCTTGCGCTCGGGGTGCCGCCGCTATTGCTGAACATTCCCGGCGACAGCACGTTCAACAACTATCAAGAAGCTCGTCTCGCGTTTTACGAGGAAACGGTCATACCGCTAGCACACATGATCCGCGATGAGCTTAATGTATGGCTCGCGCCATTGTATGGAGACAACGTGCGGGTAGAGACCGACCTCGACAAAGTTCCCGCCATTGCGGAAAAACGCAGGGAGCTATGGACGATGGCGAACGAGTCGGACGACCTGACCATCAACGAACGTCGAGAGATTAAAGGGTTTGGGCCGATTCCGGGAGGCGATTCGGTGATGGTTCAATCTAGCTTACTGCCCCTGGATTTTTCAGATGGCGTGGAACTTTCAGGCAGTGACGCGAGAGACATAAAGGCACTGGCATATGGCGAGACGCCTGATAAATCAGAATAGGCGAGCCGAATGGGCCGAACAGAACCGCTTGCAGTCAAGGCTGATTGCGGGTTCTACCGTTCGACACGCCCGAGAGATCGCGGCCACGATGCAGGCGATGGCTCAGGACTTCGAGCGATCCGGCAACCTGCATGTGCAGGACGAACATCAGCGCCGCATCGTTCGCCTGCTGAGAGCTGACTATGGTACGTCCATCACAACCTTTGCCGACCGCATTCTTGACGGCGCGAAGTCCATTCATGGCCGGATGTGGCGGAAGGATCGTGCCGACGTTTATGACCGAATCGAGATGGAATTCCTGCAACAGCGAGGCGGGGAACAGATAGCAGAGGACATATCCCGCACCACCCGAGACCAGGTCATGGCAATGGTGAGCCGGGGGCGAAGGGACGGCATGGGGCAGGATGAGATTGCTCGGATGATCGGTAATCGGGTTGGTGTTGTGAGCCGGGCGCGCGCTGGAGTGATTGCCCGGACAGAGATTCACAGCGCATCGGTTTTCGCTAGCCATGAGGCGGCAGTCGATACCGGCCTGCCGCTGGAAAAGGATTGGCTGGCCGCAAGTGACGCGAGAGACGATCACGCCGCCGCTGATGATGGCCGGTCGATTCCGATGGATGAACTGTTCGAGGTGGGCGGAGAGAGGTTGAGGTATCCGGGTGATCCTTCAGGTAGCGCGGAGAACGTCATCAACTGCCGATGCCAGGAAGGGCACGTGGTGCTCGACTGATGGACAACTGTAAATTTATATAGTATGGTGCGATTATGAGCCAGGAAACCAAGTTTCTTTCCGCTGGACTGAACGTCAAAGAGCTAGACGAGCAAGGCCGATTCAGCGGCTACGCTTCGGTGTTCGGCGTGCAGGACTCCGATGGCGACGTCATTGTTCAGGGTGCATTCAAGCGCACGCTATCCGAGTACGAACGCCAGGGGCGAAAGCCCAAGCTATTGTGGCAGCACATGCGCCATGAGCTGATCGGAAGCGTTACCGGAATCGGCGAAGATGAGCATGGCCTGTGGTTCGAAGGTCGGCTCATCATGGAGATACAGAAAGCCAAGGAAGCCTACGCGCTGATGAAAGCCGGAGAGCTTACCGAGGTATCCATCGGGTTCATGATCCGCGAGGCTGCGCGCGAACAGCGCGGCACTGGCCGGGTTATTGAGGATGTTGACCTGATGGAAATATCGTTGGTCACATGGGCCGCAAACCCAGAAGCAAGAGTCACCAGCGTCAAAGCACGAAACGATATCAGAGAATTTGAGCGGTTCCTGAGAGAGTCAGGGTTCTCGCGCACCGAGGCCGTTGCCATTGCGAGCAAGGGCTTCAAGGGTCTGGATAGTCAGAGTGAGTCTGAAGGTCTGGAGTCCCCGGAAATCGCGGAAGCGATCAAGTCACTCAGCCAACGTATCAGAGGATTTCAAAATGCCTGAAGAAATCAGTAAGGTCATTGATACGCTCGGTCGGGACTTCGAGGAATTCAAGAAGGCCAATGACGAGCGCATCAAGCAAGTCGAGGAAAAGGGTCAAGCAGACCCCATCCTCGTAGAGAAGGTCGACAAGCTGTCCAACGCCATCGGTGAGATGGACGCACTCAAGGAACGTCTGGAGCGCGCCGAAACCATGGCCGCCCGTAGGCACAAGGGCACAGAAGGCAACAGTGATGCGGACGAAAAGGCCGCGGATTTTGCCAAGATGTGCGCGAAAGCCAGAGGCGTTCAGCCGGAAGGAGACTTCGGTCCAGAAGAACTGAAGGAATACCGTAAGGCGTTTGTCGAGGTTATGCGGAAGGGCAACCGCGCAGAAGAAATGCATGCGAAAGCGCTTTCTGTGGGCGTCGACCCGGACGGCGGTTACACGGTCGAGCCGGACACCAATGGCCGTATCGTGGAAAAGGTCTATGAGACCTCACCGATGCGACAGGTTGCTGCTCAGCAGACCATCGGAACGGACGCGCTGGAAGGGCTGTATGACCTGGATGAAGCGTCTGCCGGATGGGTTGGCGAAACCGCCGGTCGACCCGAGACCGACACCCCGCAGCTCGGCAAGTGGCGTATCCCGGTCCATGAGATCTATGCATTCCCGTTCGCAACCCAGAAGCTGCTTGACGACAGCATGGTCGATATGGAGTCCTGGCTGTCGAACAAGGTCTCTGATCGATTCGCCCGGAAGGAAAACGCCGCGTTCGTGAATGGCGACGGCAACGGCAAGCCGCGCGGATTCCTGACCTACCCGGACGGGACCAACCTGCCAGGCACGATTCGTCGCCTGAAATCGGGTGCCAATGGAGCATTTGCTGCCGCGCCCGATGGCGGAGATATTCTGCTGGATGCCATCTATGCGCTCAAGCAGGTCTATCGAGCGAATGCCCGATGGCACATGAACCGCAACGTGGTCTCGGAAGTCCGCAAGCTCAAAGACGACGAAGGCCGCTACCTGTGGCAACCCGGAATCGCAGCCGGACAGCCGGGGCAGTTGCTCGGATATCCGGTTCTTGAGTTTGAAGACATGCCCGACCTGGAGACCGGAAGCACGAGCATCGCCTTCGCCAACATGAACGAGGCGTATCAGATCGTCGACCGCCACGGAATTCGAGTCCTGCGCGACCCGTACACCAACAAGCCGTTCGTGGGCTTCTACACGATCAAGCGTGTTGGTGGCGACGTGCTGAACTTCGAGGCCATCAACCTGATTGAATTCAGCACTTAAAGGAGGCTGACATGTTGCGTGATTTTGTGAACAACGTACGTGCCCACGCGGGCAACGATGGCGACAGCATCGACCTCCGTGACTTCGACTCGGTTGCCGTCTTCTCGACGGCCGACCTTGACGGAGTAGTTGAGGTGAGTGATGAGGCCGCATCCGGCTTTGCAGCCGCCCCTGCTGATGACCTGATTGCGATTGATGGCAATGGGTCGTTTGCAGTGGGATACATCGGTGATTCGCGATACCTGCGAGTTACTGGTGACGATGCTGCACAGTCCGTTGTGGTGGGCTACCACCTTCACCGCAAGCCTGACAATCTCTCGATTGCTCAGTGATTCCACAGGGGGCGGGCTATCCCGCCCCCTTTTGGAGAATCGACATGCCCAAGTTAAAGCGTGATTACCGATGCGCGCCCGATGGTGCGGTCGTTGTTGAGTTCAAGGCGGGCGATGAAGTGACCGGCAAGGTCGCAGAGTTCGCGCGCCAGGACGGCGCTCTTGATGGACGTGGTGCCAGAAAGGAGAAGTCGCACAAAGCCAAGCGTGAAAACAAGGCGCTCAAGGCTGACCAGGAAGACAAGGCCGACTGATGAGCCTGCGCCCGCGTGTCCGTTATTCGCACTATCGCGGCCACCGAATTACCGATGGCCCGAGCCTGGAGCCCGTATCCGTTGCGGATATGAAAGACCAGCTCAGTATGGGAGAAGATGACGCGAACACCAATCTTATCTCCATGTACATAACCGCAGCCAGAGAGCATGCGGAGCAATACATGGGTCGGGCGCTCATCACACAGAAATGGCAGCTAGCGTTGGATCACTGGCCGTCTGGCCGTGAGCCCTGGTGGGACGGTGTGAGGCAAGGCGCGATATCCGAGCTGAGGTCTTCGGGCAGAGAGAAATGGATTGTGCTTCCCCGCCACCCCCTTCAGTCGGTTGATGAGATGCGCGTGTATGACGATTCAGGCAATGACGAAACAGTCGATCTGTCCGACTTCATCGTCGACACCCATCAAGAGCCCGGCAGATTGGTGCTGAGGTCTAATGCTACCTGGCCTGTTGCGCTCCAATCCGCCAATGCCATTGAGGTCGATTACACGGCAGGCTACGGCGACGACCCGAAAAGCGTGCCGATGGGGATCAGGGTCGCCATAATGCAGATGTCGGCATCACTGTACGAGCATCGCGGCGACCAGTGCAGCATTCAGGATGCCATGAGGATCAGCGGGGCGCAGTCGGCCCTTGATAGATACAGGGTTCGCTCGATATGACCCGGCATGCAAAAGCAGGCACCCAAAACCGTAGCGACGAATTGGGTTGGCCGAAATGAAGTGCTGTGATATAAGCGCCGGAATGCTTCGAACGCCGATTAGCTTCCAGCGCGCAAGCAAAACATCTGATGACTCCGGCGGCCAGACTGTGCAATGGCACACGTTCGCCAGCACGCGGTGCCACTTTAAGTCA